GCAACAACATCTTCAACAGCTTACACAGTCGAGTTTTCTAATTCTATTGCCGCTTCAGCCGTGTTAGTTATGGAAGGTGACAGCACCTCAACGATTATTTTAATGGAAATAGGAGCATAAAAATGGCAACTGGTAGCGATGTTTTAACAATGTTAATTCCGACAGGTGGCTGGGTCATTACTGGTAATGACTGGGAGGGCGTAGAGTTTATAGAAGCAACGCCTATTACAGAAGCTCAATTCAGCGCAGGATTTGCACAATATGATGCTTGGAAAGCCGAGCAAGATGCACAAATGGCAGCCGACAAAGCATCAGCAACAACAAAATTAGAGGCACTTGGTTTGACTGCCTATGACTTAAAGGCGCTAGGCCTGTAAGTTGCAGTCATATAATGGCTGGCCTGCATCTAAGGATCAGGCTGAGATAGGCATTAAATCCTATCCTGTACCTGGCACGGCAATTAAGTTGCGATGCGCCGAGAAGGTAGCACCTCTTTTAGTCGGATTTGCAGCTGAGTTTCATAATTTAATAGAGCCAATAGATGTAGGCAGCCTTGATGATTGGGGTTATTGCTATCGGATGGTGCGCGGCACAACCGACAAATTGAGCAACCACAGCAGCGGCACGGCTATCGATCTAAATGCAAGCCGTCACCCATTGGGCCAAGTAGGAACATTTGAACCGGGCAAGGTGCCAATGCTCAAAGCACTTGCCCACAAATGGGGATTGACTTGGGGAGGCGATTACAAGTCGCGCAAGGATGAGATGCATTTTGAGATTAGCATTGATGCAGTCAAGGTGGCGGCATTAATAAAAAAAATACAAGGAGTACAACTATGAAATCACAACTCAAAGCGGCGGCCTTGTCGTATCTAAGAGCTGCAATCGCATCGGCTGCAGCCCTCTACATCTCAGGCATTACCGATCCAAAGGTGCTAATCAATGCACTATTGGCAGGTTTTATCGCCCCGGTATTGCGTGCCATTGATCCAAAAGATTCAGCAATAAATTTAGGCAAGAAGTAAGATGGGAGTCCAGGCATGGGTGGCCGTGGCCGTAGGTGTTATGGCCATCTTGTCTGGGCTATATACAGCGGTACGATTTATAGTGCGCTCAATTATGGCCGAAATAGGGCCCAAAGCCAATGGATCGAGCCTAAAGGAGCAGGTCAATAGGCTAGAGGCACGCCTAGACCACATTTACACCATCTTGCTAGAGCGTTAGACACGCCCAAAGCCGTCTATCTTGTCTATTCTGTCTATATCGTCTATCCTAGCCATATCACCGTTTGGTGGTACTTAGCAAGGGGCCTCGTATGAAAATCACTTTAGACATTACAGCACAAGATTTTGACCATCTCACATCGATGCAAATGCGTTGGGCTGGCACCGATTGGAAAGAAAAGGATGGCCGCTTTGAGCCAATCATTTCACAAACATATATTCACTATTATTGGTTGTTCGCATTTTGGTGTGAAAACTACTCAGACTACTTACTAGCAGCTGCATATCTTAAAGCAATTGCCGAACCTCACCAGGCATTATTTGATGGTGCAACAGGTGACATTGCAATCCTCACAGATTACGCCGCAACATGGAGCGACTAATGGAGCCAACATATTTGAGCACAACGCAGATGGCAGCAATGCTAGAAATCTCATCTGGCACATTGCGCCGCATGGTACGCGATGGCAAAATTAAAGCGATGAAACCGATTGGTGGCCAATTTAGATTCGACATGGACAAGACCATCCAGGCGTATTGGAAACTTGAAGGCGAGGCAGGCAAATGAGCGCCTTTTCTGATTGGGCTATCTTTACAATTGTTACAACAATTTGCAGCATTATTATGTATGCAGGTTATTTGATGGGCCGTGAGGCTGGACTTGATAAGGGCTTTCAAGCCGGCTTTGATTTAGGCAAGGGAGTTGGCCGCCGAGAAGTGGCCAATCAATAATGACATATCAGCGCACATCACTAGAGGCATTACTGGCTGTTGAGCCTCACATTGGATCAATCAATCGCGCCGTCTATTCATACATTGAAAGCCGTGGATTAGATGGGGCAACCGATCAAGAAATAGAAAGCGTTACGCACATTGATGGCAATAGTGTTAGGCCATCAAGGGGTTCATTGGTAAAAATGCGCCTGGTCATTGATAGTGGCCGAACCCGGCCAAATGCTAAGGGCAACAACTGCATTGTGTGGATTGCCGTAGATGAAGGGGCAATGTTATGAGTTTTGCAATGGATGATTATGTTGATGTGGCAGAGCGCATCAAGCGTGTTAAAGAAATGTACCCAGAAGCCGTGTTCAGGCCATCAAATTCAATGGAGCCATTTAAGATTATTGAGGTTGCTGGCATTACCTACATTGCCTACACAGCTGCTCTCTATCGTGATCCATTTGACCCATGCCCGGCCATTGCTTGTGCGTGGGAAGAAGTGCCAGGGCGCACCCCTTACACCAAGGGAAGTGAGTTAATGAATGCTGAAACAAGTGCGTGGGGTCGTTGCGCTATTGCTATCGGCATACCTAGCAAAAAGATTGCAAGCCTGCAGGAAGTCAAAGCGCGCCAAGAGGCACCCAAGGCAACAGTGACGGCTATTAAAAAGCCTGAGCAACAAGATGTGTATGATCCATGGGCTGCGCCATTAAGTGAGCCAGAGGCCGCACCCTTTGATGCCTACAACTGCATTCATGGCGAGCGCATGGAGGTATCCGGTGAGAAGAATGGCAAAGCCTATTATGGAATGGGTTGCCGTAAGGATCGAAACAGCGGCGAGCAGTGCCCGGCTAATTGGTTCGTGCTTAACGCTGAGGGCACTTGGGTACCAAAGATTGCGAGTGTGAAGTGATGGGCAACATTCAGATTCACACAGCTGAGGGATGGGTCAACCTGGAGGACATTATTCAAGCCAAAGATCAATGCACAACATGTGGGGAAGTATTTGATGCCGATGGTGCTGGGTACATGTCCATCAATCCATTGCTGTTCTATTGCATAAAATGCCGCCAGGTAATTAAATGAACATTACAATCCGTTATGAATGCCGCAAATGTAAGAAAATAACCGAGCAGATTGAGCGCATTATTACGGACAATTTACCAGATCATGTAAAGGTGTTGCAGTGCACCAGGTGTGGGGTTATGGGTGTGTGCCTATTGGAGCACTCTGATGCCTGATCTATGGATGGGCCTCCTATTGGGGCTAGTGATTGGGCGCATTCTCAGCCTATGGTTTGATAGATAGTTATCCACAGGGGTTATCCACAGGCACCTAAAACCTGTGGGAAACGCCCAAGATTCACGCTGTTACTTGACCTATGGGATACGATGCATAGCGCACGGCAGGGCCCGAAAGGGATAGCCCGGCGGTGGGTTGTGCATCTATTGGCAGGGCTATGTCTATTGCTTGGCAGCCCTGGAGCAAGTGCAGTAGATCTTAAAACAATACAATCCTATGCAGGCCAACAGCTTACGCCATTAGAATTTAGTGCAGCTTTAGTGTTGTGGAATTATGAAAGCAATTGGAATGTACGCGCTCGCAATGGCTCACACTACGGCTTATGCCAAGGGCGCAGCAAGTACATGAAGCACGCCAACTATAAGCAACAAGTGCGTTGGTGTGTACGCTATGCGTATAATCGCTATGGATCGATGGCTTTGGCCTTAAAGCATTGGAGGAAATACGGATGGCATTAAGACATAACAACAACACAAGTGAGTTTAAGAAGCAAAGACTCAGAGTGTTAAGGCGTGATAACCACACATGTACTTATTGTGGTGCACCAGGTGCTAACCATTGCGATCACATAGTGGCCAAGGTTGATGGCGGTGGTGATGAGATGGAGAATCTGACAACTAGCTGTGCTGCATGCAATCAACGCAAGGGTCGCATGTCAGTAGGCTTTTTTTTAGGGCGCATTTCTGCCCCGCCTGTCTCTCCCGACCTTTTACACACTAAAACGGTCAGTCCGAGCCTTGCAGGGCCCTTTGAGGGCCAGTCAGGGCCATCGTGGAGTTAGTCATAGACAATGCACCCAAGCGCAAAACTGGGGCAAAGAAAAAAGCTCTAATGGGCCATGTAAAACCCCGGATTATGACACCAAAATTGACAGGCCCGAGTAGGGGTGGCGAATTCTCAGAGTTTTGCGAAAAAGTGGGCTACCCATTGCTGCCATGGCAAAAATATGCAGCTGATGATTTTCTAACCACCAAAGATGGGCTGTGGGTCAGGCGTACCGTGATGATCTGCGTATCCAGGCAAAATGGTAAGACATTATTGGCTGCTTTAAGAATATTGGCCGGATTGTTCGTATTTGGGGAAAAGTCGATTATTGCCATGTCATCTAATCGCGGAATGGCCTTGACCACATTTAGATTGGTTGTTCAGATTATTGAGGCCAATGATTTCCTGAGAGATCAGGTTAAACTCAACATTGGCAAGGTCGGTAGGTTTGGATCAGGTACGGAGTGCGTTGAATTAAAGAATGGATCGCGTTATGAAATCGTAGCTGCTACATCTGACGGTGCCCGTGGCAAATCGGCCGATCTGTTATTCATCGATGAGGTGCGTGAGATTGGAGAGGAGGCATGGAGAGCAGCTAAGCCAACAACCCGTGCCCGGCCTAATTCTCAAACGATGTTGTGCTCAAATGCAGGCGATGCATTCTCAACAGTGCTCAATGATTTGCGCGATAGGGCAATGTCCTATCCGGCTAAAACTTTGGGGTGGTATGAATGGAGTGCACCCCAACACGCCAAAATTGATGACCAAAATGCCTGGGCAATGGCCAATCCATCATTGGGCCACTTAATCACATTGGAAACGCTGGCAGAGGCTTTGAGTACGGATACACCTGAAACATTTAGGACTGAGAGCCTTACGCAATGGATTTCATCGCTAAGTTCACCCTGGCCACAAGGCGCATGGGAGGCGTGTAGCGATATTACACTTGCGATGGCACCTGGGCCACAAACCTACTTTGGCTTTGATGTTGCACAATCTAGGCGCACGGCAACCCTTATTGCCGGACAAATATTGCCCGATGGCCGCATGGGTGTGGGAATGCTTGATTCATGGAAATCGGACAACGCCGTGGATGAGTTAGCGATTGCAGCTAAAATAAAAGAATGGGCAGACAAGTATCGCCCGGCCATGATTTGCTTCGACC